GTTCCTGCCACATGCTTGAGCCTGATACCACCACGGTGTCCCATTAAGACTTTGGCCAGTCTAATGGAGTTCGGATTCGGTAGCAGGCTCAAGCATGTGGCAGGAACTTTTGTAAAAACGGGAGTCAAGCTTACAGTAGGGAGCTGCTTGTTGGGAGGATCATTGGTCGCTCTTTCAGGCAGCTTATATCTTCGAGCAGCTTATGAGGGTTACTCAGTGTTGGAGAGTGCAGCTCATTTGGCTGTGGAGCATATCCATATGCCAAGGGTGGTGTCAACATTGGGTTTCGAGGAGCCAGAGTGCGAACCTTCCCATTTGGAAGATGGAAAAGACTACCCTGAGGACAAGGATATTTGCGACTTCTTGGAAACAACCCATGTTGAGGTGCCGCAGGAGCCAAATGCGGAGAAAAAGAAGTATCGACAAATTAGCACAATTAAGCGGCGACTTAAGAAGCCGTTTGTGCACACCCTTGTTGCCAATGCCAAGTGCCATTTTGGAGGCACTCCTTCCTATAGAGACAGCAACATATTGGCCGTCAATAAGTATATGGTGGCAAAGTGTCTTGACCACCACATGACTATTAGCCAGGTGAGACAAGTTGTTGCAGACGCTGCGCCGTTGGTTTTTCTTCCAGACGAAGGGGATATAAATTTTAAGAAAACCCTTAACTCGCATCTGGCGTATATGCAGCGTAGTAGGTTGGAGTTAGCCTCACGTGTAGATCATTGGTTTGTTCAGGTGTTGAGTAATCCTCTTGACAGCAGGGCATGGAGGAGAATGTGGATGGTACTTAGGGGGTTGCCTCCTCATGAGGCAATCTCCACAATTAAATAGGGAGGCCTTAGCGCTATTCTGGGGATGACGACGAAGGTCAATCGTGGAACACATCCCCAGGTCATTGAGCGGCGCTTTGGGCCGTGTGAAGTTCCACCCAGAAGGATATACCATTTTCATGGTGTTACTTCTGGATTTAAGTTTGGCGCTCACAACAATTCTTTCAATAATTTGCGCAGAGGCATAATGGAAAGAATTTATTATGTGGAGGGTGAAAACAAGGAGCTTGAACCATGTAAGCAACCAGAACAAGGTGTATTTAAAACGAAGGGCATGAAGCGACTGCGAGAAGAGTTTATTCGTGTGTGTGGACATCATTCCCCTGTCTCCCGACGTCAAGTTGTGGATATGTACAAGGGCAGGAAAAGAAACACGTATGAAAGAGCTTTTTTAGAAGCCAGTGACATGCCCCTGTTGGCCAAATGGGCCCACCTTAAAACTTTTATAAAGTTCGAAAAGCTCAATTTATCCAAGAAACCCGACCCTGCGGCTCGCGTGATACAGCCTAGAGATCCAAAATTTAACTTGTTGTTAGGGCAGTATCTGAAGCCTTATGAGCACTTTGCATATCGTGCTCTGGACAAAATGTGGGGGAGTACAACCGTGATGAAAGGTTATACCACTGAAGAAGTGGCCCACCATCTCAGAACAGCTTGGGATGAATTCCAGAAACCTGTGGCAATCGGATTTGATATGAAAAGGTTTGATCAGCATGTTTCTGTAAAGGCACTCCAGTTCGAGCATTCATGTTACCTGGGATGTTTTGCGTACGACTCTGAATTGCAGCGCATGTTATCCATGCAGCTCAAAAACATAGGCGTTGCAATCGCAAAGGATGGGATGCTCAGCTATGTGAAGGAGGGTTGTAGAATGAGTGGCGATTTGAACACCGCTCTTGGTAACTGTATGCTTAGCTGTCTAATCACACTGAACATTGTTCGGGAACTGAAACTTAAGGCAAGACTCATTAACAACGGAGATGACTGCGTTCTGGTATGCGAATCGTCTGACCTACCAAAGGTGCGGAATCTCGACCTTCTATGGGGCCGGTACGGTTTTGTTTGCATTACAGAGCGTCCTGTTTTTGAATTTGAGAAAATTGAGTTTTGCCAAATGCAGCCAGTGCGAATCCCGGGGGGTTGGATTATGGTTAGGAACCCCCGAATCAGTTTGAGTAAAGACAGTTATAGTACAACCCCATTAGACAACCCGAAAATTGCTAAAAAGTGGATGAAGGCCGTAGGAGACTGCGGCCTCAGTTTGACTGGAGGTGTTCCGATCGTTCAGGAGTTTTACCAGTGTTACAAAAGGAATGCATATGACGCTGGTAAAATCAAATGTCCAGAGCAGATAGCAGCAGGTTTTTACGGCATGTTCCATGGGTCTAGAGGCTACTCCAACATAGCTGAGGAGACAAGATATTCTTTCTATAGAGCGTTTGGGATTACGCCAGACGAGCAGATAGCAATTGAAAAAGAATATAAGTCCATTGAAATCAGCTTTGAGGAGAGCCTCAGTGATGACGCCGGCAACGTCGTATGGAATCTGATAAACCAGTAAACAAGGCTTTAAAGAAGGAGGTTGGTGAAAACGAGCGCAAGAATACCGGAAGAAGAGCAGTATCAAGAGACGTGGCTAGAACTGGAACGACCAAATTTGCACGTGACACTGGTAGCGGCAATTGTAATTTCATTATTATTGCTGAATCAGTATCCATTACAAATACTTTCCATTTTTAGGGGAAATTGGTCGCACGAGATACTTGAGGGCATCATTGTCCTGGCTTGCTCTTTCTTGTTGGCAACGGCGTGTTCGACACACACACCCTCGTATTCCTATTCTAATTACTGCGACAACAGTAAAACTCAACATATTGCGATCTCTACGGGCGGATAAATGGCAATACAGGACAGTCCGATCACTAAGTCGCTTGCGGCCAAGGGGGTCCCTTGGGCCGTTAAGGTTTTGGGCAAAGGATGGGGCTCGCTTTCTAAATCACAGAAGGTAGCCGCCAGAATGGCACTTGGCACTGCAGAGTTGGCGCTAGTTCAGACTCCGAGGCAGGTCAGGCTATCCAATGGCAATCCCACAATGGCAAGGAGGACACGGGATCAGCCAGGAAACATTAATAAGAACACTACCATCACCAAGAAAGAAATAATATATACTGTGCCACAAAGCACCACCACTACAGGTGCATTTAAATCTTGGGTGATAGACCCGCGATCCGCTGAAATGTTTCCAGTAACATGTGTTGCAGCAGCCAGTCATCAGAAATATAAAATTACTAGCCTGGCTGTTCGGTATTCTCCTAAGTGTTCCAAAGACACTAATGGAGGAATCATTTTATGTTACAGTAAGGATTCGACTGACAGCGAGCCAGCCACGAAATATGATATGTTTAATATGTCTCAAGTGGCTGAAATAGCGGCGAATGCCCCACTCATACTCAATTGCAGAAATCCCGAGGCCGGTTGGAAGTTCCTTAGGGATTCTTCATCGGATGACGGTAAAGTGGTTGACTGGGGTAGGGTGACATTGTGCACCTATGGTCAGAGTAGTAGTGATCCAACGCTCCTGGGTGAGATATTCGTGGAGTATACGGTTGTGTTTGCAGACCCCCAATCTGATCCGTCATTGTTACAGCGAGGGGTGCTCACTGAATCAACAGGTCCTACCTTTGCAACACTGTCGATCTCGTCAACTGCTACGATGTGGACTATTAACAGCTGTGGATCTTTCATCCTCATCTTTAATATGACCTTACCAACGAGCACGACAGTGGTTTGTACTGGAATGAGTAGTTATAGTGTCACTGGTGGCCAGGACACTTATTGGTGTGGGTTTGCTGAAATTGCTTGCAACACACCTGGAGCCACCATTTCTTTCACCACCACTGCGGCATCAACAGTGTGCACTTGGTACTGCACAAAAATATAACTGTGCCAAACTTCCTTTGCAAGATGCGACTCTCTTTGGGCCCACGTCAGGACTAGCCATCCCAAGGACTAGTGGAAAGAGAGAAGTTGTTATGCAGAGGATATGCGTCCACTATTGTGAAGACGTTAAAAGCATACAGTCGCCATCGCAATGGTAGT